TAGCAATTTTTTCTACGGCTAAATCTGCTATCTGTTCGTTACTCAAACCTCCTTGTTCTGAGGTTTTTACAACTACACTTCCTAATTGTGATACATTGACATTAAACATCTTTTTTCTCCTCGTAAGTTACTCCTGGTATATCTTCTCTTCCAATAATATTTGGTAATGCATCTAATGGCTCTGGTGGTTCTAGTTTTGATTTTTTTGTAATTAACATACTGCCATTTGTTACAGTAGATACAAGTGGATCATCTAATCTATGATATCCATATAACTTTTGATCCTCTGGTACATTCATATCAAGTAAAGATGAATTGTGAGCTATGTTAACTTTTATTCCTTTTGAGATAGCAATAGCTAACCAAAACTCACAACAAGCTCTGCCCGCTTCTGCAAAATTAATTGCCTTGTGTGTAAAATCAATTCCATACAAATGTAACTCTGAAACTTCTTGTGCTATTGCATACGCAAATGAATAAGCAACAGTATTATTTAAATAAGCATATCCAGTTTTTTGAATTACTTCTTGTAACGGAAACTCTACAACGTCTGGACATCTTTTATCTAGAGTGCAACTAAAAATAGGAATGTTTATCTTTTGTTTTAATCTATCAGCCATAATGTTAGTTTGTTTACCAGCATTAGGTGTGTCAAGAAATCTTGACGGTGGATCCATCATAAAACATTTGTCATGATAAATAACGCCAGACATGGAGTTTATCGCCCAAACTTCATCAAATTTTTCACTTCTTATCTTAGCTAAAATGTACTCTGAAAAACTATTGCCTAAACCGACAATAGCTATGTTTTTATTTTTCATCAAGTCTTCGCTTGTCTTACTTGTCCATCTCTGTATTCGTCTGAATAATTTCTGCCCTCTGCAAAAGTCTTCAAACGACTAATTGCCTCAGCATACCGCGAATTATATAGTTGAATCAAGTCATTTTCACCTTTCATAAAAGTATATGCCTCTATAAGACAAGCGTATAAAAGAGCGTCTGGTGCATTTGTACTGATCCATGTTGTTCCAGAATCATCTGTTGTTAATGAAGCTGGTCTGTAATAATAGTGTATCTCAACAGAATAATTACTATCTGGTGTTGGTGCAAGAATAAAATTGTTTACATCAAATTGTGCATAATAGATTGGAGATCCAGTTGTAGCTGGGTTAGCTGTGTACTCTTGAATAAAATTAACATCTTTATGTAGTAAAAAAATATTCTCACTGTTTTTTACATAAGACAAAGAGTTAGACGCTAAAAAATCAGATGGTTTTTGTAAAAATTTATTACCACTTGTCATAACTCCAGTGACATTTTTTATAAAATAATCTAAATCAACTGATTTAAATATTCGCTCCTCTGCATTTTTTATAAAAAAATCTAATTCGCCTACAAAAGTTGTTTCATCGTTCTCTGTCCAATCTTGTATAGATTGTTTTAATGTAGTTAATGTAAAACTCATGATGTACTCACTGTCACTTCTCCAAGACTCGATGTAGCCTCAAAGCTTGTTAATTTTTTACCTATTATACCATCTCCTGAATTTGTGTATACCACAAAAGATACTATGTCTGTGTCTTGATTAGGTCTAGGTTCATATAATGCTGTAGGATCTGGACCTGGATAGTTAGGTTCTAACTGTGGGTGTTTAGGTTCGTACTCGTCTGGACCTACTTTTAAACCGTTCCATTCTTTTATCATATCACGAAGACGATAGCGAAACCCAGATCTGTCTGAGTACCCATATGCTCTTCTGCCACTTGCATACCTAGCCATTAGTACCTCAAGTATGATATGTTTGGTGTTAGTTTAAGTGGTGTGCTATTTGCATCCTCTGACATGGCTCTTTGAAACTCTTCTTCGTAAATACTTTTTAGTATTTGTATTCTATCTGGTGCTTTCTTCACAGATATGTAATATGCAAGTCCAGCCGCCATACATGGTAAAAATCTAAAAGGTGCGTCTGTTGTATTAACTAAACTATCTGCATCTTGTATTCTTCTTACATAGTAGTATACCAATGTGTATGATTTATCTGGAGTTGACCATAATGTAATCGTGGGAGTGGTTTGTCTATCAAAAAAATACTGACTTGGTTGTCCACTATTATCTTTGTTTGGTATCCTTAAATATTCACCACGACTCATTTGTGTGAGTGTAAAGTCTGTACCAGAACTGTTTCGTAACACAACTTCTAATAGATCCACAAACTCACTAGACAAAGTATATGTAGCCGTGCCAGACGTAACTGCTTTTGTTTCTTGTGTTACAGTCCACAAGTTAAGTCCTCTGTTTGCCCAGTCAGCAAACATAAGATTTAAAGATCTTCTTGCAGTTCTAGCATCGTAACCAGTTCTCATCTCTAAGCCACATCTCTCGTATGCCTCTTCGATAAGTTCCGCTACATCTAAATCAAAATCTCTTGAGCTTGAAGTTGCCATTACTTCTTCTTTCTTCTTAATGCTTTGACTCTTCTAGGAGCGCCTGCTGGTTGACCTAGACGATTCTTTTGTCTTATTCTACTTCTTTTTTCTGTTGCTGTCATCTCCTTAGTAGTCTTCGGAGTTTTTGAACTAATTCTTTTACTCGGTCTACAATAAGGCGTACCCCTCTTCTCACCTTTTTGACGACCACATTTTTTGCCCGTTTTAACATCTTTCCAGTCCTCCTTGAACAATCGTTTTAAAGCTAGACCTTTTTTTGTTTTTCTTACAGCCATTATGAATACTTTGTTTTCTTTCTTCTAGCAGACATTATGGCACCACAACCTCTAGCTATGTTTTTATTTTTTGACTTTCTTTTGGTCATTTTAACAACTTTACCCTCTTTGGCAGTCATTGTTTCTTGTTTTACTTTTTCGATAGCGGCATTTAATCCACCACCCATTGCTTTCTTTTTCTTTTTACCACCAGTTCCGTAGTTAGCTGCACCAACTTTTCTACATTTTGCAATAGCACCTGATGCATAAGCTGATGGAAAAACCTTATATCTGGCTTTTACTTTGTGATAACATGCGTCTTTAGGCATAATATTTTCCTTTCATTATTTTCCAACAGGTACACATCCACTGTCTTTTTTTACATCTAAGACAAACCTTTTGAGGTTCACCTCTTACTACCTCGCCTTTTTTTAGAGGCACAATGTGCTCTTTCAGAAAACCCACGAGGTCTGGCACAATTGATTTTCCTCTTCCTCTTGGCACTCCACTTCCTTTTACCTGGTGCTTTTGTTATTTGTTGGGACATTGATCCCCGCGAGATTGCCATCAATCGTCTTCCTATTAATAAAATCTATCCACAAAGTATGAATCATTTTGTGATTTTCTTCAACCTTTACCACAGTAACAGCAGTTCTTTTGTCTACTTCAATAAGAGTAGTAACAATCCATGCAATAGATCCCGCAACAAGAACAACAGAAACTCCATTCATTATTTCTTTAGGCTTTAACATTTCCATCTTCTCCTTGCTTGTCTTAAACGGCTATTAGGATTTTTTGCTGCTTTTGGAAATTTTTTCATTTGACCTGCACTTCTGGCACAAAATGACTTTCTCCTTTTTGCAGCTTTACTACCCTTCTTAACTTTACCAGTTACAGCAGTTTTTAATTTACTGCCTGGATTATCTCTTCGATAACGAGCAACCCCCGCCTTTGTCATTCCCGCTCCAGATTTAGTAGAACGAAAATACTTTTTGGTTTTAGGAGGTTGCTTGTCTGGTTTTCTAGCCATTACGATAAAAATATAGTGAGCTTATTACCACTGCCCGTAAAGGCAGACAGATATGCACCACTCTCTGCTAATATACCATTATCTGGAATATTAAGAGTGTGTAATCCAGTTGGAAAACTTTGCACTATTAAGTTACTTCCACCATTACCATCTGTTATGGTAAGAGCGCCCGCAGAATTACCAAATACTACTATTTGTCTTATTCTTGATCTTGCAGGCCCTATGATAGCAGCAGCATCCCCTTGATCTACATTAAAGGCTTTTACGTCAGATCTTGTTCCAGCCATTTATACCTCCTATTATTGGTCAGCAAAAGCTGGAGCGTCTTCAGAAACAACATTACCCCAAATGTAATAATTAGTGCTGTCTTTAGCCACAACATTTATTTCCATGCTGCCAAAATCAGTTAATGTTAATTTTGAGTTAGAACTACCGTTTGCATAAACAGAAACATTATCTGCATTTGTGTCTAAATGTTGAACATTACCTAGAAAAAAGTTGGTATTACCAGGAGTGACAATTAT